TCTGATTAGGTGGGGAAGAACCATTCGTGCATGAATGAGAATTTGATGAAAGATAATTTTCACTACACATATTCAATCAAGACATTGCTTTCTATAATAAACAACTATTTTGTTTTATTTCTTTTCTATAATAACCTTTGTAATTAAGTTGAATCCAGGGTTTTTAATATGCTCTGATAAATCTGGGACAACAAAACCTTTTTCTGTTATAGGGAAAGACTTCGTTTCTTCTTTTTTCTTATTCTTATCATAATAAGTGACTTCGATCTTTGCGCTTGGATCTAATTCAACTACTCTAAACTCTTTATATGCTGTCGCATCTAATGCCCATTCGACATAGTATTCAATTTTTTCTTTTGTAAGTGTAGTCCCAGGTTTAATAGGAAACTCGACATAATGAGGGGATAGCAATTCATTTCCTTTACCATCAACTCCAGTCACATTTACCATCAAATACGGGCCTGTTGGTTCAAAATAACTCGCGTCATCGCCTTTTTTATATTTTCCTTTGTCGAATGAACTTGATGCACTTACCTCATTAGTAATTGAAGAAAATGAGAATAATAACAATAAAACAGTTAAAAATAATAAACCTCTTTTGAGCATGGCGCTTCCTCCAAATATAATATATTTGTTTTTATTTATCTCTTTTTATAGCTAACACCCTTATTTAAGATGATAAATATCAACAACTTCATTTTATATTGAGAAAATATTAAAAATCAATAAAATATTAAAAGAAACTAAAATTACATTAAAAAATAATTAACAAATATTTAACATTTTAACCTAAGAATTAAAACACTTCTTTCACAATCAATCTCTCATGCCATATCCACTCATTATGATTGTTCCAATAAATGCGACACCAACCATCTATAATTTCAAACACATATATTAATGTTCCAGGCGCGTATACAGCCTGTCCAACATCGAATCTATAGTTAGTACGATTATCACCGTATCTAGTGGCTGAAGTAGCACCTAAGCCGTCGATTTTCGCATTAAAATAAGCACCTTTTGACCATTTAAGGTTATAAGGCGCTTTACTTCCAACTGTTATTTTACTTGCAGATTTACCGACTGCTTTTTGAGCAGGTGGTTTAACTTTATTTGTGATCTTATTCATTAAGCCCTCACTTTTATACTTAGGTCTAATAAAGTGAGTACAGCCGTAATAATTATCCCAACGTAACTTTGCAGGCGTATTTGCGTTACCGTCATAGTTCTGTTCCAAAATTAAAAATTGGTTTGTATTACCACCATTAAACACTAAACCAATATGACCGTATTGTTTATATATTCCTTTGGTAAATACAGCCACATCACCTATTTGTGGAACAAACGATGGTGTGTTTTCATATACTGTTGCCATGTTTTTAAAATCGTTATTGATTGCATCTTTTGCATTTCCCCACATTCTAATTTCTAACAACCAATAAATGTAATCAACTGCTAAATCTGCACATTGGTAACCATACCAACCGTCAAAATCAATATATCTACCTTGATACCAACGTAACCTTGCTCTTGCTTCACTGTATGTTTTCATTATTTTACCTCCTAGTATTTTCTTCTTGGTTCTTCATATTCTAAAGCTTGGTGGCTATCACCTATACCTTTAGTAGTCGGGTCTTGAATCACACCAGTTAATACTAAAAATCCTAATATAGCGTTTAAACCGTCTGTTAATTGCTCTGTATAAACTTGGATATCATACCCAATAGCTTTTGCGATGTTTTGAGCAAATAAAAAGATAGCTGACAATATCGCTACCCAAAATGATTTTTGTTTCATTCTAATTTTCCAATTAATCATATTCTTATCTCCTTTTACCCAAAATAAAAAGACGACTAATAAGCCGTCTATTTGATATTTATATTATGGTGTGTTAATTTATATATAGAAAAAGGGCAACATGCGCAAACATGTTACCCTAATGAGCCCGTTAAAAAGACGGTGGCTATTTTAGATTAAAGATTAAATTAATAACCATTTAACCATCGAAACCAGCCAAAGTTAGCGATGGTTATTTTTTATTGCTTAATTCAATAAGCTTGATTACTAGACCTATCAATGCAATAAGGAATAAACCAAACTGCAACATGGTACTAATTGTAATCATTAGGCGTCTCCTTTCTAAAGATTTCAGTAATGCCACCATAGGCACCACCTCCTTATACTCAGATAGCCACCATCTATCCAACTTGCTCACTTCTGCATATTACCATAATTACAACAATAAATAAAAAGTCAGTACCGAAGCACTGACTAAAACTTATTTACATTTACCGAACCAAAAACATGTCCAGAAACTATAACCAAAGATTAGTTTAAACATTTTATTCACCTCTCTTATATGCCCATAAGCATACGCAATAATGCTATAATTAGCGACCCAAATATTGTCCCAACTAAACCAAGCACCCACATTTTCATATCACGTATGTTCTTATCATTTTCTTTCTTATTCTTTTCATCTATTTCTCTTTCTTTTTGAATAGCATCTAAGGTTTTATCTAATTTAATGTTAACTTGCTCTTGGGTTTTTTGACCTAATTTAATTTCGTTGAGTGTGCTGAGCATTGTTTTATCATTCTCTTCTAACCTTCTGATGCGCCATTCATGTTCGTGTTTTTTGAACCACCCCAATTCAGTACACCCGCTTTCTAAAAGAATAAAGATTATGAGTATCTAACTCATAGCTTTTCATACTGTTTCAGTGTTAACTGTTACCTCTGGAGATAAATCTGATCTTTCAACTACTTCTTTAACTACTTTCACACGTTGTTTTTTGTTAGTTAATTGATATAACAAATTTAACGTCTCCGCAATTTTCTTAGCGTTTTCTTCAGATTTAAAATCTTGAGCATGGTTAACCATTTCAGAAGTTGTAAAACTTCCTGTGAAATCTTGATATACTACACGTTCTGTACCTTCTTTGTCGATTTGTACTAAAATAAACCTTTCTGTATTGTTGATAATTTCTTTTGCCATAATTAAATGACCTCCTTAAATTTTTGTATAAAAATAGTGCTAAAGATTACTCTTCCTCAGCACATTGTTGATTTTCTTTATTTTCTTGTATATACGCTTTTAACATCGCGTTTTCTTGTGTTAACCTCATAATTTCCTGTGATAAATAATGAATTGTATATTCAGGATTAGCTTGTAATCCTTGTTTGTTATCCTGCATTCTTTGACTCCTCCAATTTCTTGATTCTTAGTTGTTGTTCTTTGATAACAGGGATAAGATGAATCCATAGACGATCATACGCTATACCTTCAATTTCTCCTTTGTCATCATACGTGACAAACTCTTTTAATCCTAAATTCTCCACCTCTTCAGCAATCAAACCTACGTATCTATCAAGTTTATAGGTGTCTTCCGATAATTTTCTATCTTCTCTCAGCTCTCTAGCTAAAATTTCAGACTCAGCTTTATCAAACCACGTTCTAATAGGTAAGTTAAGAATAGCTTTTGAATGTTCCAGTTGTTCATCTCTATCGTTATATTGATTTTCGATAGATAACTTGTATTTACGCGCTGATGTCGAACGCCCAATTGTGCCAGCAGAAGTAATATGCAAATTAGCTGTGGCCGAATAAGTACGTCTATAAATTGAGTTAGAAGCTATCCTATCTCCTGCATCATCTGAACCTACAGACAGTAGGTCTGTACTCTGTATATGAATATACCTATTACCATCACGTCGTTTCAGCATATTAAATTTGCCATACCCTGCTTCGATTGTTGTATCTCCACCTGTTGCATATCGTCCATTAACAATTTGAACAAGACCTTTATTTCTTTCTTTAGAAAACCTGATACCCGCACCGTAATCATAGTTCTCATCAGAACCAAACATAATATAACCGTCACTCGAATAAGCATTATCTGCATTAGACAGCGTGAATGCAAATCGGTTTAATCCAGGCACTTTGTCTGTGTTTGGATATAAATACACCGGTGCCTGTTTGCTTTTGATATTCGATGAAGCGTAAGACTCCAGAACAACCCGATTATTATCTGACGTTAGTGCAACGACACCACCATAGGAATTGATTGTTATGCCATTCATACCGCTATCACTGTAAGTTTTATCCCACCATTGAATAGTACCGGATGAACCTCCGTCTTCGCCTTCTCCATCAATATATGTTGAAATACCAAAATGTGACATATAAAGTGAACCGCCAGCGGTGTTATTTCTAAACCTTAGATGTCCATCTTTAAGACGTGTGAATATATCATCGGTTGATCGTTTGCCTTTCCAAGTTCGTTGCACAATACCACCTAGTTCAATAGAATCATTCTGTATTTGAACATATCTGTTATTGTTACCGCCTTTAATTCCAATTCTATTAACATTGATATCAAGACCCTCTCTTGATAAATTAAGGCTGTTGACAATATCGGTTTTATCTACTTTATCTCGCATATTTTGGATAAGAAGGTTTATTTCTCTATTACCGTTAATATCAATTTTATCAGCATTTAATCTAATACCACGTGGCCCCACATTTAAAGCTTGAGCCACTCCGTTATCATCATATCTGATTGTTGTTCCATCTGTAACGTTTTGGACAATCTCGTTTAATATATTTGAAAGTGTACGATTGGTTGCATTAAACTCTTCTTTAGTAGTTCTTAATTTGATTTCCTTACCATTTTGTATAATTTGAGAACCATAGCGAGTCAGTGTTCTCCTCTGTGCATCTGTGCTTTCTTTGACCTTGTTGTCTGTATAAGCATTAGCTTTCTTTTCAGCGTTTCTAGCCTTTAGTTCTGCGTTTTGTTTTGCCTCTTCAAGTTTAGCTTGAGCATCTTGTATAGCGCGTTGCTCTTCTTCCGAAATTTTACCATCAGCATACGCTTGCGATTCCTTCTCTTTAAGATTATCTTGAGCATCAATGTATGATTTTAAAGCTTCTTGCGCTTCTTGATTTGCTTGTTCAATACTTGCTTTAATCTCAGGATTATTGGACAAATCACTTAACTGGTCATCAGTATATTGTTTTTGTTCTTCCAATCCGTTTCGATATTCGTTTAACGTAACTTTATCTTTGATTTCACCTTTTAAAGTCGTTCTCTCAGCTTCAGCAGTATCTAAACGTTCAACAATACCGTCTTTGTCTGTTTTATAGTCCGATGTTTTTACATAGTCACGTAATTGTTCTTTTGTGGATTCTCTAGCTGCTTCAATAGCTGATTTAACAACATTAGGTTCTCCGACTAACTGCAAATCTTCATTCACCGTTAAACCAAATTTTGTTGCTATTATTTCCAACGCTTCTTTATATTTTTCATCAGTGTATTGTGACTGTAATAATTTAAATCTATCTGAAATGGCGATTTTGACATCTTCTACATCTGTATAAACATCTTGTAATTTCTTTCTATACTCAAGAAATAAAGCTTGTGTATCTACCAACCGACCAATCGTTGCAGTTTCGGGTGTCATAGATTCTAAATTATTTTTAATTTGATTATAAACATCAATCACAGCGTCTAAACTTGCTTGTAAGTCCGCTTTCAAATCATTATCTACTAAGTACTCGCTATTCAGTAATTCTGTAGCTTCTGACAAAAGACTAGCGTGTTGTATAGATAAATTAATAAAAATATTGTTTAATTCACTGAATAGCGCTTTCTCTCTTGTTATACCACCTAATTTTTCAACATCATTTGGTGTTGCTTCAATCCATCGACCATTCCAATATCTACGCAAGACAGCAACATCAGGGTTACTTGTATCATACCAAAGCATATCATTGACTGGATTTTCTGGCGGTGTATCACTTTTGTGTATTTTGCGTTCAAAGTATTCTAATTCACCATCTACAACATCTTTAACTATAGTGTTGATATTGCTAATATTGTCGTTTAATTTTTGGTGTATTAGGTTTAATCGCTTGTTAAACTCTTCTCGTAATTCTGATTCTTTGAACTCTTTAGGTTGACCGAATGTATATGTGCTATTTTCTGAAATTATGTTATATTCTTCAGCAATAACTTCTGCCTCTACATACAATGGCGGGTTAAAATCTCTATGTTTTACTCTGACTGTATCGCCAATTGATATAATCTCGTGCGGATACGTAACTTCCAAATCAGTAGAAGTAATCTCATATGACATAACTGCCGACTTACGTTTATTTAACTCTGTTTTGGCTAAAGAACTTAATCGTGTTTCATTCATATTTTGATCATCTGATTGTGGTTCATATATCCCCCAAATATAGCGCATAGGTAGGTTGAATTGACTTTGCGCTTCGTCATCTGTCACAACTAGCTCTAAACGCTTCCCTTTGTCATTTTCAGGTCCCACAGCAATTAATGCTGTTTTGATTTCTGACATATCAATCTTCCTAGTTAACCCAACCAAATCTTTACCATACTCAATTTCTTTACCTTTGAATAAGCTGTTTTTCTTTTTGAGTACCACATATCTACCTTTGACGGTATTAGAACTAAGCTCTATATAAAAATCCAATACCATTTTATAGGTTGTACATAATTGCTTTAAAACTTCATATCTAGTTTGATAAGAAGTCCATGACGTAGTACGTAAGCCATCGTATTCGGTTTGTTCAGAAACTTCCCAACCTGTATCGCTCAACACATCTTTCAATGCTTCTGAAGTTGTCTTTTTCTCAAATTTGCCTGGTGCATACGGTTTAGCTGTTGTTATATCAGCAAGATAAGACGCTATACATTCTATCTCTGTGTAGCCGTCCATCGTATCTTGAACCCAGTTAATAATAAATTCACGCCATTGTTTGTTTGAATCCCTTATAATAACACGATGTCGTTCACGGAACTTTTCAGCTCTTTCTGATGATATGAGCAGTTCAAGCATTTCTGAATTGTCATTAACATTACGTTTATGAATCGCTCTAACTAAGGAAGGGTCATCAGTAGAAAGGAAATCTATAATCTTGTCGTTAAAATCTAAAACATGTATCACACTCTCATCTCCTTTCTATAAATATCTATCTTGCCATTTAACCGTCGTATCAAAGACGTTTTCAGGTTGTATGATTAATTCACTGTACCCAGAATCAACATTGAAATAATTACTTCCAAACGATTTCTCGCTCAACATTGGTTCCTCATTGATGACAACACTTTTTGCTTGCATATCTATTTTCACTAAATCACCTTTTTGTATAATGACATCCCTTGCGCCTTTCGGTTTCGGTAGAATCTCCGTATTGAATGAACCTAATCCATTCATCTCCATCCACTTATAACCGTTATACTTCGCACTATAGATAGCTATGATAGAAGCTGGACGCTGATAAAACTTACCGCCATCTATCCACTCTTTCTCATCCATATCAATAGGTTTACGTCTATCTGGGTCTTTAATGTGATCAAATTTCCAAGTTTTAATAGAAAATTTATTACCTACTCTTCTGAGCCGCATATAAACAACGATTCTGTCCAAGTTATACATTATCGGTTTATTCTGATAGTCGTATATCTTTTTGGGGTCTCCTTTTTGGTTATACAACGTAACAACAATATGTCCTATTTTTCTATCATGATATTTATTTTCATAACCAATAGAAGCAAGTAACTTACCATCACTATCATAAATATGTTGTGCTGTTCTTCCGGCACCTTTACCTTTTTGTTCAACAATACATTTATAGGTAATTTGAAAATCTGTCATCGCTTTAGGGAGCCCTCGTTTCGTGCCAGCACCAACCCAACCTTTTGCATCAGGAAAATTAGTTGCTTTATATCCTTCGCCAAGATTGGATATCACAAAGTCACCGCCGACCTTACCACCTAAGTCATTACTTGGAATATCTTCAGTAATCATCTTAGTCCAACCTTTGAAATCACGAAACTCACTATGATAAACAGGAGGCATGTAATCCTTAACTTCTTTGGTTACCTCATCATCACCAACCATAAAATAATCTTCATCATTTTTAGTAATCATAAAGTAACTAGATGGTTTAATTGCTCGGGCTTCAACAATTAAAGGAGTGTCAGCAGTCCCACTATTTACAACTGAAACTTGGTCTGAAATCGCAGTATTTTTATTTCCTGTTACTGAATATTTGTAAGGGTCTGTTAGTACTACTTTGATAGTGAACTTAACAGGTATTGCAAATTCTTTGTGCAGCTTTATTGGTCCTTCAAAATAAGCGTTCCAGTACCAATCTTTAGATTTGAATTGTAATTTAACTTGTTCCTCGTAGTTAAAAAACTTTACTAATTCATTCAAGACGTCATCATGTGTTTTAATGCCGTTGTGAGATAAATAGTCATTACGTACCACCAAAGGTATATCAAAACTATAAGATTCAAGCCTACGCCCTTTATATATAGACCCCGAACGTCCATCTACATTTTCTGTTTTTAAAACATAATTAAAAGAGGGTATTTCAAACCCTCTTTCGACATACAACCAAGGAATTGTTTTGTTGTTCACTTTAATAGTGTCTATCATTGAATAGCAATTCCTCCTTTTCTAAACTTTACTTTTGTTGATTCTTGCCTTTCTCGCTTTTCTATAGACGCGTTCACCTTTTTATCAAAAGCGTATTCGTCAATAATCGGCTGATAATCTTTATCTGCAATCACATCGTTAGATTGCGCTATCTTCAGTAATAAAGCTATTTGTTGTTGCTGTTGTTCAATCATTTTCAATAATAAGCTTGGGTCATCAAACCCATTTACATTAGACAATTGACTAGGACGCTTATTTTTACTCGCTTTTCTCCCTCTTACTTCTGCTGCTGCATAATGCAACATCTTCATTGCATCATTTTTACGAGCTGGATCTGTTGGAATAATCCATTCTGGATGACCGTCTTCACCTAAGTTATACCAACCATCAAAAACTTTTCCACCTGTAGCATATGCGTAATCACCAGCACGTTTAAAACCACCCCAACCATATCGTCTAACAATGTACTGCATTGCTGAGATACCTTGATGTACTGGATTATTATAATTAGTGTACCCTCGTTTAGCGTTAGCTCTAAAAGTTGAGCCGATAATTTGGAATAATCCTCTAGACGGGTCTCCTCTTTGAGCATTAATGTCCCAATTATTCACTGCATTTGATTGATAGTTACTTTCGCGCTTTGCAACTCGCATCATCTGGTCATGAATCCACTTACCTTTATAACGTCCTCCTAAAATACTTTGTGCTTGTCGGATTACTCGGCTGGCATAAGTTGCACCACTTCCAGAAGTAGCGCCACCGCCACCAATTGATAACCTACCTTTTTTCTTAGCATTCCTTAAATATGGTTCAGGGTCAAAATGTCGTCCATTTCTCCTCATTTCAAAATGTAAATGTGGTCCTGTACTAAATCCGGTATTACCAGTTAAACCAACAACATCACCGGGCTTTACCATCGTGCCACTAGGTGGTGATTTGCTAAAGTTTTTCAAATGCGCAAATAGCATATCGATAACTCCACTAGTAATTTTTACATAATTACCATAACCACCAGACATAAATGGCATTCTTGTAAGTCTGCCACCCATCGGCGTTCTAACTTCTTGATATACAAATGGAAAATCGACACCTTCATGAAATGGTCTTCCAGTTGCAGCGGTATAAGCTGCGGTACGTCCATAATGATAATTAATTTTGTCAGGGTCTAATATTCCACCGACTAAATCGCCACCGCCCATAGCTTCTAAATTTTCTTTTATCCAATCAGTAGCACTTTTCTTAATCTTAGACCATGCAGCTTTTGTTATGTCGCCTGCAATTCCCATACCTTTAGTTAAAGAATTGAAATCAATTCCAAAAGCTTCAAGTATATAATTTAAAAGTTTGCCTGGATTTTCCATAAAATCTAAAACATCGCCAACTTTATCGCCAAGCCATTTGGTACCTTTACCTATTTGATCTTTTGTCCAGTTAAATGCCGATGATGCACTAGATTTAATATCTTTCCACATAGTAGTACCGAAATGAAATCTCGGAAGCGTTCCGTTTAACATTGAATAAGTTTGTGCACCGTTGTATACTTTTGAGCCTTTAGGTAAATAAGCAGTAGTGTCTGTATTAGGTGTGATTACACGTTTACCATTAGGGAATTCAATCATTTCATTTCTAAAACCATTTGGACCATTTCCACGTCCTTTATCCCCAACTGTAGCGAATGTATCACGTGCAATCTTACCGTTCTTAACTAATCTTGTAGTAGTATGTGTGTGCTCTGTACCAGTGTGTAACCTAGGTATTTCATCCATACCTAACTTACCACCGACCCAGTTTAAGCCTTCAATTAATTTATTAAGTCCTTTTTTAATAGCATCTACCATACCGCCGATATGATCTTTAATTTTACCAATGATAGATTTTAAACCGTCACGCATGTTTCCGAAGATATTACGTACTTTATCCCACAAACGACCAGCTATACCTACCGTGTTATCTTTAATAGAGTTCCAGATGTTTGACATCCAATTTCTTAACTTAGTAAATATATCTTTCGTCGCATTCCATAAACTTGTGAATTTAGACCTTACACCCGTAAATAACGAATGAGCCTTGCCGACGGTATTGCTTTTGATATTATTCCACGTACTAGATAACCAGTTTTTCATATTAGTGAAAATAGATTTAACACTATTGTATAAGAAACCGAAAATACTTTTCGTTGCATTCCAAATTGCAGATAATGATTTTGTGAAAATACCTTTGATAACACCCCAGATACCGGATATTAAACCTTTAAGCAATCCACCAAAGTATCTAACAACACCTAGAATCTTACCTACAAACCACAGTTGTATTAAATTCCAAATTAACTGCACAGTGCCTTTTAGTATCATCACAATACCGTCCCAAACACCTCGCCAATTACCAGTGAATAAACTTGAAAAGAACTTGATAAAGCCAAGTATGATATTTAAAGCACCTTGTATTACTCCTTTTATATTCTCCCAAGTACTGACAATCAAGGCTTTAACCGCCGGCCAAATAAATTGCATCACTTGCCAAATCGCAAACATGATTGGTTTAATTACAAAATTTAAGATAAATTCAAATATAGCTTTGATAAAATTGCATATATTTTGAAGCGCTTGAACAATAGAAATTCCGTTTTCATTAAAGAATCCATTAATTTGACTCCAAATATCTTTAGCGAAATCAACGATTGCTGAAACCGCTTGTTTAAAGACGTTTTTAACGGAATCAATGAAAGGTTGGATAAATTGAATGAAATTACTAAACGTTTGTTTAACACTGTTAATTGCACCATTAACAAAATTTCTGAATGTTTCAGATTTCTTATAAGCTATTGTAAATGCGACTGCTAAACCAGCCAGTACACCTAACACGATACCAATTGGACCAGTTAATGCTGTGAAGACTGTTCCTAAAATAGGCACTTTAGTTGATAAAAAACTAATCAATCCGTCAGCCTTTGCAATACTAGCTAATAATGGAGCTAATACAGTTACTGCGTTGCCAACTGTGCTTATGAATGCACCTAATCCAAAAACTACAGGACCAATTGCAGCAGCAATACCACCGAATATAACAATCGACCTTTTAGATCCATCACTTAAACTTGAAAACCAATCAACTGCTACAGATAGCTTTTTGATTAATTCTTCCATGACTGGAGCAAACGCACTTTCAATAGAAGCCCATACATCAGCACCTACTAATTTAAGTTTATTCATTGCTACTTTAAATCTTTCGGAGCCACTTTCAGAATCTTTAAATGTCTGATTGACCGTTCCTTGCGAATCTTCGATAGTTTTTAAGAACTCTTGGTAACTAAAGCGACCGCCTTTAATAGCATCTGCTAAATCAGGACCTGCTTTTGCACCAAATGCTTCAATCGCTAAACTTGTTGCGCTAGCTATATCCGGTGTCCTTTCAATTTCTGCTAATGTCTTCTTAAATTCTTCTCTTGGGTCTTTACCCGCTTTACCCCAATTGGATATAGCTTTTTTCAAACCACTGAAGGCTATTTCAGTATTAACACCTGATTTCTCCCATTGAGAGAATAAAGCGATTGATTCTTTCATCTCAAAGCCCATAGCCCTCATTGGAGCACCGTATTTAGTAATGCTATCAGCTAATGTATCAACACTTATACCGCTAGCCTGTGCTGCTTTCGCTACCATATCAAGTACACTTTGATACTCATCAGCTTCAATACCTGCATCACCCATTGCACGCGTAATTAATTGAACGGCTTGTACGCCGTCAGAACCTGTTATGTGACTAAATTTCAAGAATGACTCTGTGGCACTCTCAAGTTCTTTGCCAGTGAAACCTAACCTTGTGTTAACTTCCCCTAAAACACCGCCTACAGTCTCAGCGTCTTCTGGAAAGTTGCCATAAACATCTTTAAATGAATTCTGCAACTTCTTAAGCTCTCCGCCGGTTGCTCCTGTTGCTTGGGTAACTGTATCTAAACCTTTATCAACTTCTGCAAAAGCTTTTCCTGATGCTGCTGCAATACCTAAAACAGGTGCAGTTACACCAATCATCAAACCTTTACCAATGGATTTTAAACCATCACCCATTTTTGTTAATTTAGGTCCCATACTTTCAAAAACTTTACTGGTTTTTCCCCAGCCACTTTCTGCCATTCTTTGAGCTTCAACTTGAGCTTTTTTGAACTCTTCAAACTCAGTTGTTGTTTTTTCTAGTTCTTTTTCTAAAAAATTCAGCTCATTTGCTTGTTTGTTATATTCTTGTCGTAATTTTTGAGCTTCCGCGCTGTTTTCGCCCTGTTCTTGAGATACCTTGCCATATTGCTTGGCTAAATCATCAACGTTTTTCTTATAACCTGTGATAGTTCCATCAAGTTCTTTAATCCTTTGTTTGTAACTATGAGTTGATTTTTCGGTATATTTGAAGTTGTTACCGGTTAACTTTAAGTCAGAATTTAAAGTTTTAAAGTTTCGTTTGATTTCTGCAAATGATCTATTTAAATTTGCTGCATCTAAATCCAAACCTATAGATAAACCTTTTATTCTTTCTCCCATTTTTTACCTCCTTTCTAAAAAAGTTCAAAAAAATAACCCTAACCAAACGGTTAAGGTTAAAACGCATCAATTAAAGCCTCTGCTTTTTCTTCAGAAATGTCATTGTTTTTATTTTGATATATGGAAAGTACATAATGAAATGGCATTTTTAAAACTTCGTTAGCGTCTTTACCATTTTCAATTAAGTCCATCATGAGAGTATCCATATTTTTCAACATTGCTTTATATGTTAAATCTTCAGGCTTTATTTCATGTTCTGGATAAAATTTCTAGTTTCCTCAGTTTGCTGACCTTGAGTAATGAAAATCACTTGTTCACGAAGTGCATTCATTCCATCAGGTGCATGCATACGTTCTTTTAGGTCTTTAACTGTGAATTGGTTATCGTAAATTTTTACAACCATATCCATCAATCTGTCAGCGATTTCTCTTGGTTTCATCGTGCTATTTTCGTCCTCAATATCATCGATTAAATCCATTGCTTCGTATACAATTTCAAATGAAATGAAGTGTGGTGTTAAGTACGTTTGTAATTTAATTTCATTTGCTTTCGGGTCTTCTACTAATTGAATAATGTTACGTTTTAATTTTGCCATTTTATAATACTCTCCTTATTTTCAAATAAAATAGAGGGGTTGCCCCCTCTTATGCTTCTACATTTATTGTTATAGTGTCACTCATATTACCAACTGTTGCTTTAACCGTAGCAATGCCTTGTGCTTCCGCAGTAACTTGACCATCACTATTGATTGATACAATATTCGTTTGATCTGTTGTGTATTTCAATAACTTACTTTGATTAGATGGCTCTACTACAACATTTAAATCGTATGTGTCGCCAACTTTAAGTGTTTTAATGCTATCTGGTATATTAACCGACTTTACCGCAGTTTCCGATGAAGCCGGTTTTGTTACAAAGTTTCTTCGTTACCCTCTGTCACGTTTCCAGTATATTCTTCGCCTAAAATTTTCTTTAAGAAAGCCTCTTCGCCTTTTTCACCGTCTCCATCATGATTTGTCATGTTAGCTGAATCAAAGATATACTTACGTACTGACTTTTTATTATCAACTAAAGGGAAAAGTGCCTCACCTTCAACCTCTTCACTTGAGAAATCCCAATCTTTCTCAGCCGTTTCTCCATCGATTTTAGGATTTGTAAACATAACTTTAGGTAATAAAACTGTTCTAAATGTACCGTCTCTACGCTCTTGTCTGAACCATACAGCTACGTAATTGTTTTGTTTACCTTGTTTCTCTTCGTAAACGCCATCTTCATCATAATCTTCATTAAAAACAATTTTGCGAATCTCTTTAGGGAACGCATGCATTTGTAATGAGATTTTACCTTCTCCGTCTGTATTCCCTGATTCAATTGGACCGCCATCAGCATAAGCTGTTTTTAGTTCTCCACCAGTTTCAACACCAATTTTTTGTAATCCTCTTGTTTTTGTAATATCACTATATTTTAATTCCGCGCCTTCTTTCGTTAATTTAGCGAAACCTAAACCAGTAATGTTAAAATACGCCTTTGGCGCACTTGCATGTTTTATTGCCATTTAATTTTCCTCCTTATAAAAAATGCCCTCGTAAACGCGAGAGCTTCTATATGTTTTAAATTCTTCTATATATTCCGGTTTTCCATTTGAAACATTTCCCATTTTTAGTTCAGACCATAATAACTTTTGAATGCGATTAGATATCTTATTTCTTATGATTCTCGCATTATATTCATCATTGTACTTAACAAAAACATCTATTTGGACAATATAACTATATGCACACTCATCTCCGTCAGTATAAGTTGTAGGTATTGGGTCGTCGATATCGTCAATAACAATAAAAGGTACATCAGTATCTTTTACATTAGGGTATTTATTGAACTTAATATTATTGATATTTACGTGCTCTCTAATAATTCTGTCTTGACTAATCACTTCATGAACTTTGTACAAAATATCAATCACAATTTTTTCAACTCCCTTTTTAACGTTTCAAAATACTTATTTTGACCTTGTCTTATTGCTCTATTAATCCCACCCATAGCTTTAGGTTTTACAAATTTTCCTGACTTTTTCTCAACATGACCATTTTCAATTAAATGTACTATTCTAAATCGTTCAAAAGGCCCGCGCCACCTAATTGTAACAGTACGTTTCCCCTTTATCCATTCAGGTTCAGTACGACCAATCTCACTAATCAGCGCTCCTGAGTCTTCTGAAGGTTTGAGTTGTTTTTTTATTTCTTCAACAATTACCTTAGCACCAGCTATTAACGCCTTATCTTGAACTTTTACCATCTCTTTTATGCCAAAATGTTTTTCTAATTCTCTTTCTAATGCTTTATCACCTGTCACTTTCACACTCATGAACTATATCCTCCACGAATCATAATAAAGTCTTTATTATCCAAATCTGGTGATACTTGCTTTATATTCAAACGATTTTTGAAATATCTTGATTCAATTTCAAGATAATGTTCTTCACTGGGTAAATAATCACCTTGCGGATCACGAATATACAATTTAATGTCATTTTGCGTTCCGTTTGAGATAGCTTGTTCTAATTCACGTAACCAGACACCATCAATACTCGCCCAACAGCTATATAATAATTTTTCTTCTTTTTCTCCAGCTTCTGGACCATTATTTTCAGTATACTTATAAAAATGAACACGCGTATTTAAACGTTTAGTTGTAATTCTAGGTTTCTTAAACACTTTCTTCATCTTCTGATACCTCCATTAGAGATAACGAAAAATCTATTATTTCAGGTCTGTAATTGTCGTTGAAGTGTTCTAATAAATCTTGATAAGCATATCTAGCGCGTATAAGTATCAATTCTTGACCTATTAAATTCTCTAATTCAAAAACTCCGCACTGATTTTTTATACGCTCGTACGACATTTTTAACAACTGCTTTAAGTACTCATCCTCTGAATTATGGTCAATCTTTTCAAGTGATTTAAATTTGACAAGCAAATCATCAATCGTCATTGTCTTCACCATTCAATAAGTCGATGATTTCACTTTTAACCATTGAACTAGACGCTTTTTTTTGTAATGATTCGCATAGTTCTAATAATTCTTGTTTTGTCAGCTTATCTAAAGGTACGATATAAACTTTGTCGTACTTATTTTTGATTTGATTTGTCAACAATTCAACACGAGGATTGTTATACCCTTCAGCTGGATACAACTCCCCTACTTTGTACTTGTGTTGATTGTGCTCTATGTCTTTAAATCCTCTAACAACTTTAAATTTCACCATTTTATCACCTCATAAAATTTTATAGTGTTTCTTCGGTATCTTCTAAAGCTGGTTTATGTCCTTTTAAATCTAATTTCCAAACAGCAGCAACTTTATTATCTTTCGCTTTGCCGTAAGCAAATTGTTTTGCAGTGTATAAATCCATATCATCTAACGCAAGTGTTTCTTTAAATTTCTGAACATTAATACCACCAGCTAAATAACCATCATATAGACCTTTAACGTACGTTAAAACCTTACCTGCTTCTTGAACTGTAGACTCAATAACATTCAAATTAAATGGTAAAGCAGTAACATATACGCCATTTGCATTTAAATGTGTATACTGTGCTTGAACCTCAAAAGCATCGGACGGATTAACAACCATTGTTACATTACCTTTAACCACTACTGATTTACCTTTCTCGTTAGTTGAGTGGTATTTAAACACTTGCGTCAATTCATTAACCGTAGCGCGCGGATTAGCAAATGTAAGCGTACCTTGTTCTTCTTTCTCTGGATAAGCACCATCAGTTACCGATACACCTTTTTGTACTTGACGGTTTAAGCCAATCGGTTGGTCTTTACCAGTACCTTTTAAGAACGCAGTTTCAAGCGCCACTGCAAATGCTTCTTCGATTTGAACACGAACAAATCTTTCAATCCACGCAGGACCAAAATCATTTAAATCTTTTGGTAAAACAACAAACGCTGTCAATTTATTTTGAATTGCTGTTTCTTCACTGAACGCAGCATCTAATTGACCTTTAATTTCACCATAGATTTTACCCCAAACAGCCACGCCAGAAGTTTCGGATTTTAAGAACTTCAAACGCAAACCAGCATTTTTAATACCTAAGTCAGCTAATAATGGATGATTCGTTGTTAAATCTTCGAAGATTCTATCAATTGTTTCTTCTGGTAAAAGTTTTTCTTCTTTATATCCAACACTCTTATTGATATCCATAAAGAAATTTCTTTGGTTTGCACTCAAAGTTTGTGCTGATTTAGGTAAACTAGAAACTCTTTCAGCTTCTGCTTTTGCTTGTAATTTAGTTTCTTCAAATAGTTGGTTAATCATGTCACCGTACAATTCATTTTGTCTTTCTTGCGGTTCACCGTTGTTTACTGCATTAATAAATTCGTTTTTCGCATTTGCGAATGTTTCCGATAAATTTATAGTCATTTTATGACCTCCTATTTTTGTATTAAAAAAGGAATCTTGAAAATCCATTTGCTGATAATTTACTATCTGCAACATCGATTTCTGATTCCTTTTCTTTCATATTTATTTTTTCAATTACTTTATTTGCTATTGCGTCAATATCAATGTTAACCTCTGGCGTTTTACTTACCAAAGCTGTTACACGATTTAATACATCTTTCGATAACACTTGTGTATCGCTTGCTACAATTTGCATATTGTCGTTTTCAAACATTTTACTATCCGCAAAACCTTGTTCAATGGCTTCATCAGCATTTAGCCATGTTTCCTTAGCCATCATTTCTATAAGTTCTTGTTTGTTTTTACCAGCTCTAACCGCATATGCCTCAGCCATTATTTGACCAACATGTTCTAATGTTTCTGCAGCATGATTTAGATCTTTCGCTTCTCCTTGCGCAATACTTGAAGGATTGTGAATCATCATTCTAGCAACCGGACTCATTTCGATGTGGTCACCAGCCATTGCGATAAGCGATGCCGCACTTGCTGCTATTGCTGTGATACGAACATTCACTTTGCCTTTATGAGCTCTTAAATGTGTATATATTTCACTACCAGCTACTAGGTTACCACCATTTGAGTTAATTATAATATCAACATCTTCATCACTAAATTCTAGTTGTGTTAAAACATCTTTAGGACAAGTCGAATCCATACCAAGCATTTCGTAAACCCATTTATCTTCGTTGGAAACGATGACGCCTTTAATCTCCACTTTCATCTTCATCACCACCTTTCAATGTACTACCATTTTCGTTTGCTTTTTCGTAGTTCTTCGTCACTAGATATTCGTCTAATTCAGGATTGTCAGACGGTTCTTCACCTAACATAATCCGCACCTCATTCCTTGTAAATGAACCAGAACTTACAAGTTTGTCAATTGCTTCAGCATATTGAAGTGGGTCTTTTTTATTCACACCGACAATTTCTATTCTTGTATCTTTCAAATACATGCTTTGAGTTATGAGTTTCGCGTTTAATTCGTTCTGAATCTTTTTTAATAAAGGTGTTAAACAGAACTTCTCAAATACAAGCGTGTTTTTTTCCAAATCAGCTGTTTCTCCGTAAATCAAACCTGGGGGTATACCAATCATCAACGCAACATTTTTTATTGCATCTCTCATTAGCTCACTCAATTCAGAAAAAGGCATGTTACTATTCTTACCACCATTAGATAATTCCTCATAATCAAAACCTTCTATCAAAGGCGCGATTGCTAGTTGGTTTTTATTAAAAGTATTGAATAATTTATTTGTGAACGCTTGTAATTTTTCTATATTCTTTTCGTCATATGCGCTAGAGGCAGATTTCAAAATCCCTCTTATTTGATAGTTTTTTAATTGTGCACCTATCATTCTTCCGAATATTTTCCCGTAATCTTCGAATAGACTTTCTACAAAGTGTGTCACTTTATTGTTGTTGTACTTTAAATATATGACCTCTTGCATTGTGAAAGTACGTTGATAAGTATAATCTTTAACCGTTACATCTTTGAATATATCATCATACAAAGCATACTCTTCTCTGTAAAAGCTATCTGCGATAAGTAATTCTTTGCTGTCACTTACTACGATTAAAACCTCGTTATCGTAAATTAGTTTATATATAACTTGTTGCCAAAAACTATCGCTTGATAAGTCAGTATTTGGTTTTATATTTAACTTGTAGTAAACATCATTCTTTTGAATTCTATTACCTTCCAATACTTTAAAATGACTTTGAGCGACAGCTCGCGCAACAAATTCAATACAACTATCAATCGCTAAACGTTTCACATACGCTTGTTGTGATAAATCTTCTATCATATCTAAATCAAGCATATATGATATATCTTTCCTAGTTTTAAATATCTTTTCTAGAATACTCATGTCTCACCTCCTCTATTAGAAATCTATACTCATTAATGCATCAAGTGCTTTAGACATGTCTTTGTCTACTATATCATCCGCTCTATATAACGCATGAACAAATGCCATAAATCCATCCGTTTTACGTCTGACTTCATCTTTTTTGATATACTCTTTATTTCCATCCGGCTTGATTTTTACAGCAACATTATTAGTAAACCAACGCATCAAAGGATTGTCTCCATATATTACGTTATGTTTCGCAAACATTGTATCGATACGTGGTGCAAGTAATCCATGTATTGCTTTTGGATTTCTAAGTACTTCAAGTTTTATACCAGCATCCTCAAACGCACGTCTTACAATATCAGTTCTATAATTATCAGCTATGACTTTTTCAAGCCCATATTTTTCTCTAGCTTTTAAAAACCAATCAACTATATATTCAATTTCAATGACATCATCATCGACAATGGTCAATAATCCCATTTTTTCCCATTCTTTAATAGGAGGTTCTAATTTGACATCATCCAAAAACCCTTGTCTTACAAACGAATGTCCTAACCAAATGTAATCATCGTTTTTTCGGAATAATAGCCCTACACTTGCAAAATCTCGAATGTTTGCAAAGTCTAAACCACCAATACACATTTGATTATCTAAATTTGGTATCTCTCTATTAGTCGCTAGTATTTCTTTCCATGGTGCTATTACTTTTTCAAGGTCAACTTCAGGCAAATTCATTCGCTTAGTCATGAATTCGGGCTTATTTGAACGGTTGAATGGTAAATCGTTATATTCTTCTTCAATCGTGCTTAGCAGTGTTTTAGCGTATTCTGATAACGGTTTATGTAACATTGGGTTCGCCTTTTCCCACGTCTGTCTGTCATCAACTTCTTTTGGATCGTCTAATTTACAATAAAAAGCAAACAATCTACTATTTTTAACCTTGCCACTTAATACACTTGCAATTTTGTGCTTCATTGCATCGATATAACCCTCTCTAACAAAACCATCAGTACTTATATAAAACGTTCTTCTATTTTTCTTTTTACCTAATCCACCACGTTTGACGTTTACCATTTCAGGACCAAAGAAATAATGAATTTCATCAAAAATAACACACCCCTCACGTCCACCGTCTTTGGTTTTTGTGTTTGATGTGTTATATCGAATAACCGATTTAGTTGCACGGTTTATTATTTCTGTTTTACTAACTTCATAAGGAGCTTTTGGCGTTTTACCCGTCTTATTTCGTTTGTTATCCATTAAAACGGTTCTGATTTCATCAAACGATGTTTTTGCTTGATCTTCACTATTAGCAACAATGGAGATGTGATATTCTTTAACTCCGTGTAAGGGCGTAGAAAGAAAATCACTAATAGCACTTATTAGACCGTTTTTCCCGCCTCCACGTCCCATGAAAATAGCAAATTCTGTAAAGAAAGCTTCATCTGTATTTTTATCTATAAGAAATATATTAGCTATGATAAACCTTTGAAATGGTAATGTTGGAAAATACCATTTTTCAATAAATTTGATACAATCCTCGATTTTCTGTTCATCAAAATATACATCATCTCGTGAATATATATGTGTTTGTAGATAATTAAAGAGATCAATTCTTTCTTTATTTAAAATTATCTTTCCTTGTTTCCACAAATTTATATATTCATCAACGTATTTATTACTAATCATAGGTAATCATCAGATGGCGTTTCTGTGTCTTCTTTCTCTTCGGGCAATAAATCCGATAATTGTTTGATTATTTTTTGATATGCAGCATCTCTAGCATTAAATAGTTTGGCTACTGGTCTTTCCCTTTCATATGGTGGCGCCTTTTCAGATTGAGTAAATAAATCATAATCACCTTTTTCTTTTATGTCTTCCCACATGTAATCAAGCATTACACGTAGCCTTGCTGCTTGAATAATTAAACCATCAACTACTTTTAATTTATTGCTAGGTATGTCTTTATATAATACTTGTAGCCTTTCTTTTTCTTTAAGCACTAAATTTTCATCGACTATAATCTCCATTTCATCACCTGCCTTAAAATGGTTATAAGAGGGGGGTTATACATGGATTTTTAAAATTATCGCGAAGTTTACTCCCTAACCGTTCCCCAAGTATTTTGATCGCTTTTGATTTTTTTGACCCGGGGGTATTTACCATTTTTCGTCTTTCCATTTATTTTCTTTTTTTATAAATCTCTTTTCTTTTTTGTTGTGACATTTAATACACAGTGTTTCTAAATTGTTTAAGTCATGAGCAAACTCCGGATGATGTTCTAGCGATAATATATGATCTACATCCAACGACTTATGTTTGCTTTTGTCATATGTCGTTAACTTGCCGTCTCTCTTACATTGTTGACATTCATAATTATCTCTTTCTAGTACTCTTTTTCTTGTTGTTTGCCATTCTTTAGACTTATAGAATCGTATACGTTCGTCTTTAGTCATCATAATGTTTCACCTTATATAACTTAAGTAGTATCAAGACGCATCTATACTTGATGTGTAGTAATGTATTTACAATTAGTTTGAACATGTTCATACCTCATAAATAAAAAGACACATCACATAGTAATGCGCCTCTTGTTCATGCGTCGTATTAGCATTTAATAACCTTAAATATTAATCTGATACTAACATAATAAACTGTTTTAATGCGGACTTACATAGGGTAAAAGTCCGCTACACATAACCAATATACTTTGCTAACTTATCGATCAGTGCATTCCTTCTACGTAATATACTTGTCTTACTTGTACCAAAGTAATGTGCTATATCTTCCCATTCATAACAACCAATAGGACAATCCCAATATCTAAACCTTAATAACTCAAGCGTATCCTCATCACTTTCATCTATCAATCTATCTACACCGTTAACTATATTTCTTAATGTATTGTACCTGTTATCACTAAACTTCTTTATTGCACATCGTTCAATCGGATTACCCGGCAAATTACTTTTGCCAGCTCCCGCATTATCTGGTTCATGACTTTCAAGTAATTCATATTCTCGCATCTTCAACTCTCTTCGATAGTTATCGATGTGCTGAATGTATTCTTCAAGCTTTTTGATATCGTGTTTCTCAATCTTTATCATTCAATGCAATACCTCCGATAATATAAATTACTTTTTAATATCGTTATTTATTCGCTTCAATTCAATCCTGTATTCTTCTAACCCGTTGTATCCTTTAGTTTTAACTACTTCATCAAGTAGATAATCATTCATATATCTGAGTGCTTGTATCTCTCTTGCATGATCACTATTAATACTGATACAAACTAATAGCAATATAGCAAATACAATAGTCATAGTAATCCACATCACTCACTTACCTCCGCTCGAAAGACGTAATCACTCGGCGCCTCTACATCATCATTAGCTGTCATCATAATATATACTTGCTCAGTTACATACTTACCTAACTCGTACATTGCTAGTAAGAATAATAATCTTAGTATTTGCTTAATCATTTCCCACACTCCCTTATATTTTCAAACAACTGCCCTAATTTAATAACTGCACCTCTTTTAACTTGTGCCTCGTATTTGCGCTCAGCTTCTTCTTTACTCTCTGCCTCAACAACTGTAAACGTCTGATTATCTCTAGCAGTAGTAAAATGTTCATGTGGTTGTCCTGTTGAATCTTTGAATGTTGTGACTAAGTATTGTGTCATTCCTCATAGCTCCCTTGAACTTGTTTGAGCTTACTCATAAAAAACATTACTAAAAATGCTATTAAGATATGCGTCTTTTGATGTTTATAAGCAATTGTAGATATCATAAAGATAGTAGCAAGCATTAACATTTCATATATGTTTGTGTGTATAGTCTTTTTACTCTTAAGAAAAATAATTGCTATGCGATAAAAGAGATAAACGCCAAACCCTATTAAAAATATTTCTAACATGTCGCTCACTTCCCCAAAACCTCCTTGACTCGATCTAAGATGTCTTTACACGTATCCTTTTCCTGCGTCTGCTGTTCCATCTTGTCTTTCGTGGTTCCTTTTCATTTTCTTTTTGTATGCGTCAATGAGTTGGTCGATTGTATAGTAAGTATTGGCGTACAAAAAAGGCATTATTAAAACTTGTACAATACTATTATCAATACCTTTTACAAATTGTTCTGTTAGTGTATGCATTACATGAACAAAATAAACTGAATGTAGTTTAGGTAAAGTAACTTCATTTTCAATCAAATCAACCATAACCTCAGTAGTTTCTTCCAAATCTTCTTCATCAACAATAGTCAAAGTTAATTGCAAACTGAAAGCTAAGTAATCAGCAATCTCATCTAATTGTGTATCTAATGGCTTACCTGGTTGTTTCTTCCAATTTTTAAAAAACTCAAGTGTGTTAACCCACTCCGCAAATTCAATAATCATACTAGCTACTGTGTCATTTAAATTTCTAGTCGGTATTCTATCGTCGAACTTCTTTTGTATTTGTAATAACTCTTGTAACTGATCAATTGTTAATGTGTTAGTCATTTTCCTTGTTCCTCCTCATATTTATAGATAACTTGACCTGCCATAATTCCTACTGCTTCATCAAGTTCAATACCTTCTTTAACTGAATGTTGAATAGCATTTGTCATTCCATCAAGTATTTCATCAAATGCTCGCGCTTTCTTATACACGTCCTCAATCTCTTTTAGCAATCCCTCTGTGTCATTGCCGTTATACGCACTAGCACTTATAACGGATTGTTCAATTTGTTCACGATTATTCATCATTTCCATCTCCTCTAAAATAAAGTTAGTTGCTTCTGTTCCTCGTATTCCAAACCATGTTGCTTTATATATATTTCGAGCTCTTCAGCAGTATCAAATGTCTTTTTAACGCTTTGCCAACCTGGCACGATATGCCCGTGAAAGTAATAAGTGCCATTCACTACATGGATATGTGCCACTCGTTCGTTATCCTGATACAGATATCTCTTAGATCCGAAAAATTGGTTTAAGTGTTCTTTGCGCGCGTTATATGTCATAGTCATTGCTCCCACAAGTCAAAAGCTCTTTGGACATAAAACTTCGCCTTTGCTAAATCCTCGTGTCCGTTTTTCAACGGTGCTCTAGATAGATATTTGATTGCATTACCTATTGCAAATGCTAATTGTGGTGGATACTGCGCTGTAACCTGTTCGATAAAATCTATAATTTCAATGTCGCCGTATGTGTAGTGCGCTGGTTGCTTAACATTGTCTTGTATTTCATTCATATCTACTTTTCTGTTACTGATTACACTCATTATGCTTCACTCCATTTCTTGAACATTTGGTTATAAGTATTATCAAACCAGTACGGATCACGTGAATGTTTCTGAGGTACATTAAACAAGTGTGGCTTCTTTCTTCTTAGCTCAGCCTCTCTCTTTCGCTTTCTTTCCAATTTGCGTTCGAGTCTAGCTTGTTCCAGTCTTTCTATTGTTTTCTTTTCTCTGTACTCGCTTAAACGCGTACCTTCTGGTGCGTCCATTGCTTCATGTAGTTCCCAACCGTCTTTTACTCTCTTAGAAACCATTCCAGCGGTTATACCGTGACTTTCTATTAATTCCATTTCAAATTTACTGAACCTATAAGGTTTATCATTTATTGTTACAATCCTTGCTTTTCTCGCCATTTTATCCACCTCTTATATTTCTTCTATTCGTATGATTATTTTGGGCTCAATTCCATAACGCTTTGAGCTAGTTATTTCTGTAATTTGGTTATCGTCTTTCCATACATGGCCATTACAAGCATCTAATACCGTTTTAATTAAGTTGTCGATATCCGGCTTAGTCACTTTATACTGCCCAACCATTTCGCTTTTCTTTTTCTTCGACCATGATTTAAGCAATGGAAAGTAAAAGTCTAATTCGATTTTTAGTGCGCGCTCTAGATTTAACTTAGGCATTTGCCCTTGTATATACGCTTTATGCTTTGTGTAAGACGTTGGCATGTAAGTTTGAACAAATCTACCTGTATTACGAAAGCGTGGACGAGGCGACCCCATCGGCGCATTAAACACTTCATTAAATTTAATTTCTATCTCCATGTAATCCCTCATATATATTCAAATAAGCTTGTTTGGTGTCCTAACTCCATTTGTTCATTATCAATAAGTGTATTTAATTCATAATCGTCTAAATACCAACGACGACCATTAAATTTTGTTTCTTTTATTCCAACAACTAAATGCCGACCATCTTTAAAATGTGGTGTAACTGAAAACATTTTGTTGCCGTCATGATCAAATAGATAGTATTTATCAAATGCATCCATTTTCAATCACTCCCATTTGCTATTTAGACGCTTAATAAAAGCTTCTCTGTCTTTCTCAAGGTTTTCATCTACTTCCGGCGTTTTCGTTTCTCTCGTGCTGTCTGTGAGCCATTTGGGTGTTTTTTCTTTTGATTGTTTAACGAAAGGTTTATAATTTTGTTTTTTGCTTTCAAGTTGTTGCTTTTCAAATGCACGTACTTGTTCAATAGATTTCAAGTTTGCATTAAGCCATGTATTCAAAATGCTTTTAGCATATCCCCAAGTAACTTTGTTTCTGTCTTTAGCGATTTTAAGTGATGCGGTAACTATTTCATCTGAATCATTTTCAAATGAATCAAGATAATAATTTAAATCGTCTAAATTGTAAGAAGTTATGAAACCGAATCCGTTATCTTGGAAGAAGTCGAAGGCGGTTGTCTTCTTCTTCTCATTATTCACATTCTTTTCATTATTATCTTTATTATCATTATTGTTTGTGTTGGTTTGATGTTGTTTTGATGTTGGGTTGATGTTTGACTGATGTTGTTTTGATGTTGGTTTGATGTCGTTTTGATGTTGGTTCCTGCCCTGCTCACTTTGATAAAAGTCATAATTGACAATGGTTATAAGGGTATATTTTGATGTTGTTTTGACTTCTAACATTCCATCACTCTCGAGTAAGTCAAGGAAGGTTTTCACTTTAAATCGTGACCAGTTAAAAAGGTCAGACAAGGTCAAAATCGATGTTAATCTTTGTCCTCTTTCTACGGTTACAATTTGGTTTCCAATAGGCACTTTTGCCTTTGAATGATTCGCTTCCATGAGTAAATATATCCATGCTTCAAACTTTGAAAATGTTCTCTTTTCTTTAAATAGCCAATGATTTTGAATTGAGCGATCAATACTTATCCAACCAGTCATATACACACCTCACTTTCAAACCGGTTAAATTAGAATGGTAAATCATTGTCATCTATTTCAATCGGACCATTTGCATTCGCAAACGGATTATCTTTTACTGGTTTGTTATTTGAATATTGCGATTGTCCACGTGTTTGTTGTACTTGTTGTTGATATAAATCTTGTTGAGTGTCATTTGAGTTTTTCGGTTCTAAAAATTGAATACTATCAGCAATAACTTCCGTAACGTATACACGTTGACCTTCCTTATTTTCATAGTTCCGCGTTTGTAACCTACCATCTACGCCCGCCAACGATCCTTTAGATAGGTATTTATTAACGTTCTCTGCTTGTTTTTTAAATACGATGATATTAATAAAGTCTGCCTCGCGCTCTCCTTGTGCATTCGTAAATGTGCGGTTAACTGCTAATGTGAATGATGCTACATTTACACCACTTTGAGTGGTTCTTAATTCTGGGTCTCTAGTTAAACGACCAACTAATATTGTTCTGTTTAGCATTTATAAACCTCCAACATAAACGGGCGCGCCCGTCACTTTTTGTATTTCACTTTTAATGTATTTTGCATTTGAATTTTGACTACTTAAATGAATTAAATGTATTTCTTCGAGTCTAGTTAAATCATTTGCTTTCAACATTCCGATAGCATGTTCTAAGCTAAAATGAGACTCCATAATTCTGTTTGCTAATGCGCTGTGTACACTGCCGTTTTTTATGTTTTCTTGCATTTGTTCATAGATATAATTAACTTCTAACATCATGTGCGTAATGCCGTTAAATTTGTATTTCAGATACTTCGTATCAGTAACATACAGGACCTTATAACCTAATGTGCTTTGTAATAAGAAAGCCACAGGCTCGTTAGCATCATGTTCAATGTCAAATGGTAAAATTGACCACGTACCAATTCGTAGCTCTTGCTTTGCCTTAATCGTGCATAAGCGATGACTTTCAAAATCCATAGCTCGTTGTGTTCCAGCAGTCATATAGCTGATTACACCATTGTCGACAAACTGCTTTGTGTACTTTGCATGATCACCATGTTCGTGTGTGATAAGACACCCTGCTATATGTCTTGTTTTATATTTGAAATGCTTTTGAACACGTTCAAATTTTATTCCTGCCTCAAGCAGTAACGTAGTACGTCCATCATTTAAGACGTAGCAGTTACCACTTGAACCAGTTGCTATTGTTTCAATTAAAATGGCTCTTCTTCGCTTTCTTTTTCTGTTGCAGGTTCTTTTATTTCTTCAAAGTCAGATACATCAATAGGTTTTTCATTTTCTAATTCTGTGTATTGTGCTTCTTCAAAAACTGGTGGTTCAAAATCCAATTGTTCTTGATTTGCATTTTCTTCAACTTCTGCATCCAATACTTCTTTGCGTTGACGTTGTTCAGATTCTTTAATTTGATTTGATAAAAGACTAGCGTCATCCGTGCTGTTTAAAATCTTTTTACATGCACGGTTTATTACAGTCTTTTTAGCCATTTCTTGAGGGAATCTTCTGTGTGTACCGTCTTCTTTAAATACACCGTTATAAACCATTTGTGATTGCTTCCACGCTTCTTCAATCTCTTCAAATGTCATGATTTCAGTGTAATTTCTACTTTCATCTTTAAATACAACTGTTGCATATGCACCGATAATGTTTTGTGTGTTTCTGTTACCAAAAGACTGTGTATGTTCAAGTTCAACAATTTTTCCGTTTTTAGTTTTATACTTAACTTCGTCACCTTCAAATATGACTTCTGCATTAATTTCTTCTGCGCCTGCTACACGTTTAGTTACTGCCATTGTTCCGTGGTAACTTCTTTGGAATTGAACCTTATCGCCATACATAATGAAATAGCCTTGATTCTTAGCAGGATTTAAACCTTGTACAACCATGTCCATTAAGGCGTTTGCTATGCTGGTTGAAGTTGCAAATTCCAGCGCTGGTTTATAACCATCTTTTTTAGATCCTTTTAATTCTTGCAGTTGTAACATTGCTGACTTCATTGCATTCTCAGGCGAATAGTTTGCAGGAAACTGTAAATCTCCTTGTGCTTCTAATGTCTTAACTCTAGATAGAACGTTGTCGCCCATTTTATTGTTTTTTAATAGTAATTCATTCGTCATTTTATATAGTCTCCATTCTTAATTTTTTATCTTGTTCATTTACTATCAATTGAATTTGTTGTGATTCTGTTTTGATAAGCTCTGTTACTGATTCAGCATTATCAATAAATATTGGCGCTGTAACTTTAAAATGTTTTGATAGTGTGTTGATGATATCTAAGCCAACATTAATTCTTGAGGCGTTATTTAAACCGCTGTCATACTCGACACCATTAACCGTTGTTGAACATGTTTCTTCTAATTCGCCGTTAACTAAGGTATTGAATAGCTTAAATTCAGCAATATCAAATTCGTTATTGATGTTTTCAGTAAGCATTTTGACTTTTGTTGTTGTAAATTCTTTTAAGATATAAAGGTCATGTGAATACTTTTCTTTTTCATCCAATAATCTGTCTTCTTCATTTCTTAATTCAGAAATAACATCATCTAGATGTTTATTTGATTTTTCGATTGATATTGACACTTCAATTTCTGATTTTTCTTGAGTAAGTTCGCTTATTTTGTCATCTATTCCTGAAACTTTATCTTGAATAGTTTTCCTGATGTTAGAGCGTTTTTGATTAATCTCATTTATCTCTAACATTACTGCTTTGTATTCGTCAGTTTGCGTAACGTCAACGTGAGTTATTTTCAACTTATTAATTTTGTTTTGTATTCTTGCTGAACGCTCTTCTGCTTCGTTGATTTTAATTTGTAAATTATTGTTGTCATCCTCTAATTTCTCGATAATTGGCTTTATTTTCTTGCCCTCTGAAATAATGTGATTGATAGATGTTTGTATTGTTTCTAATTCTTTCGATTTGTTTGCATTGAATTTCTGCAATGCTTTTTCTCTTACCTCACTCACTTGTTCAGCTGGTAACTGTTGACCACAACAACTACATACATTGTCATCAAGATATTCAAATTTTTGATTTTTAGCTTTTTCTAAATCACTTTTTAATCCTTTATGATTTTCTAATAATTGATTACGTCGATTTTCTTCATGTGTAATTTGTTGTTTGTTTTGCTTTAATCTTGTTTTAAGATTCGCAACCGTTCCATTTTCAACGTGTAGCTCATTTGTTAAAGCATGTATTTTGTTCTCATTACTGGCGCTATTATTAGCTTCTATGCGCTTCAATTCTGATTGTTTATCAGCTAATTGGTTACGCAAATTAATTTCTTCTGCACCGTTTTGAATATCTATACGCTCATTTTCAAGTTGCTCAATTTCTTGTTTTATGATTGTGTGTCTATCATTATCGAATTCCGGTACATCCTGCTTATTTTGTTGCGTTTGGTTAATACGTATCGGAATATCTTTGATATCTTTGTTAATCTGTTTTATCTTGTCTGTAAGAATCTTTTTCTTTGTTTCAATTTCGTGATCTCCAAGAATATTATTTAGTTCTTTAAAATCATCATTTGTTTTAATGACATCCTCATCATTGATTGGTTTAGCGATTTCAAACAACAAACTTCTTCGTTTCTTCCAATCTAGTAAGTTAAATGCTTGAGGGTTCGTAATTAACTTGAATACATCTTCATCAATCAGTTCATCAATACGAGCTTTATAATCCTTTACTTTTATTGATTCATCATTGATATATTGTTTCTTCGTTCGACTTCGTGAGTATTCCTTGCGATTCGTTTTTTGATTTATTGTGTACTTAGGATGTGACTCTTTTTTAAAAGTCGTAATTTTTCCGTCGATTTCAAATTCTGCGAAAACAGTCGGAATTAACTCATAATTTTCTGCGTTTTTTTCGTTTAAAGGTACAGGGTTAAATGATTTGGTTGATCCGTCCAAACCCTTATCGAAAAGCAGCCATTGTAATGCGGTTGCAGTCGTAGTCTTACCAGTCGCATTATTGCCGTATATTTTTGTGTCTTTGCCGTTAAAGTTAAAGCTTTCTTCTTTGATTCCAGCAAAGTTTGATATAGTTAACTTATTTATTTTTATTTCCATCCTCATGCTCCTTTTTTAATCTTCCGATGACCTCTTAGCACCTCGATAATTAAATTTTTTATTCGTTCATGGCTATCTGGATTGATTTCATGTATCTGCACAAGCTTATTGTTTGTTTTGTAACTGTCGTGATAGTGCAAGAAATTAATCGATAAGTATCCGTGATGATTACGTTCAATTTCCAATAGTGCTCGTTGGTTTGACAAAGTATATTCGTCGAATAATGTCTTAAAAATATTCAATATATTTCTTTCTGTATCTCTCATGCTTACACCTACCATCTCATGACTAAGTTAATTAGTCTGTCCTGTTCGTCTGTGTTCTCTTCAATCCATTCATCTATTGCTTGGTTGAATAAGTCTGATGCC